AATTAGTCTGGTACATCTCTCGCAATTCTGGTGCTAAACCTCTTGCATTAAGTAAGTATTTTTGTGAATTTTTGCGGTCATTTATCATATCAGCATATTCAATTTCAAGTTGTAGTCTCCATAGCTCATTTTTTTCTTCGGGTGTCACATCCATTCTTACAAACTGTAGAGATACATATCTTCTCTTTTGGAATTGCTGTTCATGAAAATCCTTATCATCCCTCTGTATTCCTTCATCTATTTGCCGGTTATATTGCGCGTCTGTAAGACCTGCAGTAGATGCTGGTGTAGCTGGAGTAGCGGGAACTACAGGAACTGCTGGAGTAGCGGGAACTACAGGAACTACTGGTGTAGCTGGAGTAGCTGGAACTACAGGAACTACTGGAGTAGCTGGAGTAGCTGGAGTAGCTGGAGTAGCTGGAGTAGCTGGTGTAGCTGGAGCTACCGTTGTAAAAATAGCAGTTGTCTTAGGCGGAACAGCAGTTAAATAGATAGCGACTACAGCAGTTATAAGTAAAGAGATTGATGAAAATATTGCGACAACCCAGCTCCATATTTGGCAATCGCCAGTTGTCAAACAATCAACATTATAAACATAAAGTATAAAAAAAGGTATTGCGAGTATGGCATAAAGAGTATATGCTAAAAACCCAAAAGGGCCAGCAGCAATAGTAATGCATATAATGTTAATAATGCTTGTTAAAATTAATACAATTAAATAAATATTTGCTTGTATTGATAAATTAAACATATCTATATCTATATTATAAAAATAAAATAATGATATGATGTCTCAATTCTATTTTTATTTTGCTTGAGCTGTTGGAGTAGCTGGAGTAGCTGCTGGAGCTGTTGGAGTAGCTGGAGTTGCTGCTTGAGCTGTTGGAGTAGTAGCTACCGTTGTAAAAATAGCAGTTGTTTTAGGAGGAACAGCAGTTAAATAGATAGCGACTACAGCAGTTATAAGTAAAGAGATTGAAGAGAATATTGCTACAACCCAGCTCCATATTTGGCAATCGCCAGTTGTCAAACAATCAACATTATAAACATAAAGTATAAAAAAAGGTATTGCGAGTATGGCATAAAGAGTATACGCTAAAAACCCTAAAGGGCCAGCAGCAATGCTAATACATATCATATTGACGATACCTGTTAAAATCAATACACCTAAATAAATATTTGCTTGTATTGATAAATTAAACATATCTATATCTATATTATAAAAAATAAAATAAATAATTTGAATAAATATATAATATTATCAAAAAATATAATAAAAAATTGATAACAAAGGATATTTATTATAATTAAGAACCAGCCATATACAATGAATCCAAGATGGATGATGGACCCCGACTTTGAAGAAAACTATTTTGAATACTTCAAGGACGACGAAGATGAATATTTCTCTAATTATTATAAGCATAACTGCAATGACCCCTTCACTTATAACTACGACAGTTATATCAGTGAATGCCTCTACTATATTGATGGGTCAAATAAAGAAATTAGCGATATTGAAGATTACGACGAAGGCGATGACGAAGGCGATGAAGAATAAATAAGCAGTCGCAAAAAAATTAGTATATGTTAGTATCTATATGTATATATATCCCTATTTATTTTTTATATTATATAAACATTACTGTATATTTAATACCATTATGTATATGGAGCTTGTTAGTGTTGTAATACCTACCTTTAATAGGTTTCATTTTTTATTGAATGCTATCAAATCTATTAAATCGCAAACATATAGTAATATTGAAATTATTGTTGTTAATGATTGCTCTACAGAAAAAGAATATTATGAGTATAATTGGAAGGAGAATGGGGTTAATATAATACATTTACAAAAGAATACTCGGGAACTATTTGGATTCGCTTGCGTTGGATATGTAAGAAATATGGGTATTGAAAAATCATCTGGAAAATATATCGCTTTCTGTGATGATGATGATATTTGGTTTCCTTCTAAATTAGAATTGCAGATAAATGCAATGAAAAGAACTGGGTGTAAAATGTCAGCAACGGACGGCCTATTCGGCTTTGGAGTTTATGATAGCACTAAATCATATAGCAAATATAATGCTGAAGCACATTTTGATATTTTAAAAAATATATATAAAAACACCAGTTATTTAGAAAATGGATTTCCAGAAATATGGAAGAAGGATTTTATTACTGTTCATAATTGTATTGTCTGTAGCTCGGTAGTAATGGATAAAGAGATCCTAAACATTATAAATAATATGAGATATATACATATGACAAGTATGATACCCGAAGATTATGATTGCTGGCTAAGAGCATTAGAACATACAGACTGCGTATATGTTGAAGACGCTTGCTTTTATTATGATGGCGGACACGGATACGGGCAAAATCGCTAAAGCCAGTCTAAAGCCAGTCTATCTAATATCCCTTAATTACAAGGTAATATGTGAATATTGCTTGGAGGAATGCAAATACAAACATTATAAACAATATTTTTATTATGTCATAGATTTCGGGCATCTCTATGCCTATGTTTGCATTACCTTTTTCTTTAATATTTCTTCCAATACTGAAATGAATAATATTTTCAAAAATATTCAGGACTAAGAAAACTCCGGCGGATATAATAATAAGGTGGTTAGGGACAAGTATTTTCATTACTTTTCTTAATTTATCTATAGATAAAAACACAATATATAAAAAATAAATATGATATATATATAATCTTATTATATATTATGAATATAAGTATTAAACTTTTTTTACTATTTATAAATATTCTTACTTGCCATTCCTATAAAATGCCAATGTTTTTCAGTAACAATAAGGGCTCAAATGTTTGTCTATTAAATTATAATAATGTCTATAGCTCCTTTTATAAATGGTCAAATGAAAATAAAGAGAGTCATCCCAAAATAATACAGGATACTTTGTGGTTAAGCAAACATCGCTTTGTTAATCCAAGTATCATTATAGGTGTTTATAATGATGCATATAATCTTAATTACATTTGCCTAATTAGGAGATTATCTGCTACCGATTACAAGCTGCTAAATATTTTTGCAAACCCCTCTAATAATTTAGATGATGACATTGATTTATTTAAAAATCTTTTTGAGTTTGCTATAAATAACAGCATCAAGTTAAATACTGATAAGCTTAGCGATATAGATAAAAGCAGGTATTTGCTAACATATCTTTATTATTATTCGCAGGTTAAAAGCAAATCCTTAGAGATTTAGATATGATATAAAGATATATTTAGAATTAATTAAACATATACAGAATACCTAATGAAAATAATAGATTGCTTTACATTTTATAATGAATTAGATATGTTAGAATTAAGGCTTAATGAGCTAAACGAAGTAGTAGATTATTTTGTATTAGTTGAATGTGTAAAAACGCACGCTAATAATGATAAAGAATTATACTTTGAAAATAATAAAGATAGGTTTTCAAATTTTTTAGATAAAATAATTCATATAATAGTAAAAGATAATATTCCGCAGACATCCAATGCGTGGGATATTGAGAATCATCAAAGAAGGGGTATTGATCAAGGAATAAAACAGCTAAATTTAAATAGAGATGACCTCATTATTATTGCAGATTTAGACGAAATCCCTGATGCGGATACTTTGCAGCATCTTAAAAATACTAATGGAATAAATGGCGTCTATAGTATGGAGATGGATTTATATTATTATAACTTAAATTGCAAGTATAATTATAAATGGTATCACGCAAAAATATTAAATTTTGGTAAATATAATAATGACCCTCAAAGTGTTAGAGATTGGGGCCCAAAAGTTAGCGGGGATATTAAAAAATGCGGATGGCATCTTTCATACTTTGGAGATGTAGAGTTTATTAAAAATAAAATAAGGAACTTTGCGCATCAAGAATTTAATAATGAGCATATTCTAAATGATGAGCGAATTTTAAAACAAATACAAAATAATACTTCAATATTTGAAAGAGATAGTAATAATTTTCATTATGTTGATATACATAACAATACTTATTTACCTCGCAAATACAAAGAGTTTCAAGATTTTTTATTTACAAAATCATAAAAAAATATAAAAATATAAAAATATAAAAACATATAACATATAACATATAACATATAACTAATTTTTACTCTAAAATGGCAACATAATAGAACCATTTTTATATTGAATATACATATTTATTATAAATATATGCGACATCAAATAATACTTATCCATATTATATTGTAGTCTAAAAACCACATAGAGAATAGGTAAATATATTTTAGCAATTTCAAGTTTCTTTTTAATATCAGTCATTCCATAATTGCCATTCATACCGTGTATTCCGTTAGTTCTATTTATTGTATTAATAGTAATTAAAAACGGTGATAGTAATGATATAGCGTAGAATATATGCCAGCTAATATTAGTAATTATAGATTTTCTTACGAGCGTCATTAAGAATGTTGATAATTGGATTGGGAACATAATCAAGAAGGCCGATTCTATACATCCAGATCCCGTTTTGTCATTTTCAGTTAATATCAAGGCATTGATTGCTAATATTTGGCAAATAGCATAGTATTTTTTAATAATAATTTTTGTATTATCTGGAATGTTCTCCCAGTTAATATCCCTGGTTGTAGTTTTGTCATTAACATTGAATTTTGCTGTAATATAATCTGCAAATATATGGTGTAATATCACCAAAGCAAATTTACCTACTTGATATAAATAATAGTATTCAGTGCCCCTAATAATATTATTTTGAATACATAAAATACTATATATCATAATAATTGCGGAGCGTGATGTGAATATAATATTATGCAATTGCAATTCTTTCCAAATTATAATTTTAGAATTTAATCTTATTTGAGGAACTTGAAATATAAATGATGATAAAGATAATGTTAAATGCGCTATGGGTATGAATATGCTACTTTGATTGTCTGCAAATATATACATAGAACCATATGCAATTAACCAATAAATACGCAAAAAAAAATTAAATAAACATCCAAACCCAAGGGTTTTATGAAGATGATACTTATCGTGGTTTGTAAATAATTGTTGCCGCATTTAATATATATTTATATATAATATATACACGGCATATATATTTATATATATATTTTCATATATATTTATATTTATATATTTATATATTTATATATATATTTTCATATATATTTATATGTTAGTATAATCATTATTATATTTAAAAATAATAACAAATTATATATATAGAGTTTATGTAAATGGGTTGGACTATTTCTACTTTTGATAAAAAATATCAAATAAAGTATGGAAGTAATACAAGCACCAGCTATTTACTTACAGACGACGATGTTAGCTATTTAACTATTACAGACACAAAGAAGATTGGTATTAATAATGAAAATCCGAGTTCAAACTACTTATTAGATATTAATGGCTTAACGCATATTAACAGTAATTTATATATCAGCGGCAATCTATATATTAGCGATAGCGAGTATATCAATAGTAATTTATATATATCCAGTAATGTTCATGTTGCCAAAATATTATACACCTCTAATATTATTGGGGTTGGCACTAACAATAGTAATAATATAAAAATAAATTATACTTTGCCTAACTTCAGTAATAATACTGTGCAAATATATGGAAACACCTCTTTCATAGGAACAGTTAATATTGAAAACCAAACATCTAACACATTCCATTTATTAGATATTAAAGGTTCTATAAAAGCATCAAGAATATTTGGGGAAGGATGCAATATATATAATATAAATGCAAGCAATATTACTCTTGGTATCCTTGAAACAGAACGCGGTGGAACAGGAATAAACAGAATATTACCTGAAGGTTTATTATATGGTGGGGCTACTAATAATATTATTCAAAATGCTGCCGCTTTAAAATATTCAGGGTCAACATTATACGCGCCATCTTTTGAGGGTAAAATTAATGCAGCTAATGTAGATAGTGGTATTCTTAAAGTAAAATTTGGCGGCACTGGAGTTACTGCGATTACTCCAACTTGGGTCCCGTTTGGAAATGGCACAGACGGTGTTCAATCATCTGCTGATTTTGCTTTCAATCAAACCACAAAAACATTAGAAGTTAATACATTGAGAATAGCAAATTCAAACATTTATGTCAAAGATCCTGATAATACTGTTAGATTATTCCATTATAATGATATAGGTATATATGATGCAACTTCAAATAGCAAAGGGATCATATTACCTTCGCCTATTGATTTTAATACATCTAATGGTATATTATCATTAAAAACTGCAGAAAATATTGTATGGAGTTATAATATTACTGGGAGCAACATATATTTCCCTAATGATATCAGGTTAGATAGTGATCAAATATGTTTTGCAGGAATAAATATCAGAGATCCAATGTATCATTTAGATGTTAATGGTGATATCAATACATCTAATGGATTTTACAGGATTAATGGCGTTGATATTAAACAGGTTGTTATAGATTACGCTATTGCCAATTTGAAATTAGATGAATTATCAGGAGAAAAAGTCCAGGGTTTGAGACTTAATAATCCAACGGCCATTAATGATTTAAGTAGTGGGCGTGGATTATGGAAGATTAATGCAGATGTAGTTACGACTATGGAAGTTGACAATTTTGTATCTGTTGATAAAACATTTTTAAATAATTTATTAATAAATAATACATCTGGACTTGAGACGGATACCTATGCTATCAATAATGGTAAAAATATTTTAGAAATGCAAGATAATAAATATAGCTTATTTAAATTTACGAAGGCAGGTAATATGCTTATTGGCAATAAGGATACTGTAGAAATAAGAAATATACCACCGTCGCAAAAATTGGAGGTAATTGGCAATATTCACGCATCTGGATATATACGCTCATATTACTCAGACGACCGATTAAAAACATTAACATCAAATATTACGGGAGCACTTAATATTATTGATAGTTTGAAAGGTTTTCATTATGTCCCCAATGATAAAGCTTTAGAATTAGGCTTTCCATATGATAATGAGATTGGCCTGAGTGCGCAGCAAGTCCAGAAAGTAGTTCCTGAAATAGTTAAAATAGCACCTTTTGATACTATGAAAGATATTGAAAGCGGAAACCTTGTTTCTAAAAGTGGCGAAGACTATCTTACAATTTGCTATGAAAGATTAGGAGCGGTTTTTGTAGAAGCAATCAAAGAACTACGGCAAGAAAATAAAGAACTTAAAAAAGAAGTTAATAGTTTAAAGAAGGATATAGAAAATATAAAAAAAATAATATATATTAACTAATAACTTCTAAAACTTCCAATCATCATATCATCACAAAATTATTACTAATAAATTAAAGAAAAATAAAGGCGCTACAGCGCTGCTAGCAGGGATTGAACCTGCGACAACTCGGTTAACAGCCGAGTGCTCTAACCAACTGAGCTATAGCAGCTTACGCATAATAGAATAACTATGTATTAATAATTACCCTATGATAGTATATATCATCAAATCCTTATATCTTTTTAGTTTATACATTTGTGCTTGTTAATTTGAGTTTTAATTTTTCATTTATTGCATTAAACATATCTATAAGATAAGTTTCAAACTCGTCTTTTGATGGTAGGAATAAGTTAACTTCAGTATTTATGTTGATATTCATAAGTTTTGCATTAGGGACATCCGATAATTCCATATAATTAATAATCTTGATTAAATTAAGATTATTTACAATAGATTTATAAGATGGTTTGAAATTCTTGATAATAAACCTGCTCTTAATCTTCTTATATCCGTCCTTGTCTGCCTTGATTTTATGCTTAACACTTACGCGCAGATACTTATCATTTTCCACAGTATATGCCATAAAAAAATCAGGGAGCGTTTCAACATATATATAAAAATCCTCCTTCTTCTGCTTAACACCCTTCTTAACAAACCATTCACTCATTTCCCATTCAATGATTTTGTATATATTACTAAACATACTATTACTATCTTCGCAACTAAAAATGTGTTCTAAAACACTATTGATATCTACTTCATCGTGTTTATCAATAAGGAATGTATTATTTAGTTTTTTCATTTATATATTTATATATTTATATATTTATATATTTATTTATATATTTATATATTTATATAATTGTTGATATATTCTTCATATATATATCCTTTAAAGATTTATAGTTATTGCTTGATATTATATTTTCTTCCATTAACCATTTCTTAGAAAGTATATTATATTTATGATTTTCATTAAATAAAATTTTGACGCACAGATATACAAAGCAAACTATTATTAAACTATTCACTACATTCTTGGTTGCCATAAGAATAATAGCAAACAATATAATAGATTGAATAACAACATTATTTATTATCTTTTGCTGCGCAGGTGTTAACTCTATTCTAAGATATCTTCCACCGACTTGCACAAGGATTAAGAAAATCATAGATAAGGGTTCCATTGTGACAACACCTTCTATTCCCGGTATTACAGAAAATGTCATAATCTATTTTTTGAGAAGATTTTTATAGGAACGAATTGAATGATTTAACAGTATCTGTATCTTCTTGCATTTTCTTAAAATATATAAGTTTTTCTAATATACTATCATTGATATCCTTGTATGTTTCAGTTTTGAAATCCGCATCTGTTTTATAGCCCTCTATTTTTAAATCTGTGCTATACAAAGTAGTATTTAACATATTTATATTATCTTTGATAAAATCTCCATCTGTAAAAATTATTATATCAAGTATCAGTGCAATTAATGTTAAAAACATCAGCAATCCTATAGTAATATCCCAATATAAAATGTAATAATTAAATATAAATAATATTAGAAATATCCAAGGATTATCTATAATATCCAAAATATTGTCAGGATATATTGCGGCTGGACGCATTCCCAAAATAATTAAATAAGATGCCAAAGCTCCTGTTAAGATCCCTTTAAATATATCTTCTATATTTATATTATTTTCCATATTCTTCTTTACAATTATATTATATAAATATTTTTATTTTAATTTTTCTTTTCATTTTGTATAATAGAAGTATATAAATAATTATGAATTATTCAACATTACAAGAAGCATATAATATAGATACTTTTGAAAAAAAAAGCAGACCATCACAGAAACCGAATAAGAATAATGGTGCTATGATTCCTTCATCAAATACAAGCCCTGCTTTTACCGAATCAAGTAAATTAGCATTAAGCTCTAATAAATTGTCAGATTATCCTAATAATCACGGAGGTTCTTGTGCTCCGCTGCAAGCACCCAATTACAACATACCTGTATCTAATCAATGTAAAAAAGAGCACGATGATGCTATGAATGTATATACGAATGCGAATAATAATACCAATATGGGCAATATGGGCAATATGGGCAATATGGGCAGCCTTCCTAATAATGGAATGCAATCCGTGCCTCCAGCATCCCATCAAGGAGTATCTTCGCAACCGTCAGCGTCCTTAGCACCCACAAATGGATCATCGCAGACTCAGGGTTCTCTTCTTCCTTCGTCAACGACATCAAGCTTAAATTATTCTACTAATATTTTTAATGATATCAAGAGTTCTAATGATAATGTAATGCCGTATTATGACGAAGATTTAGAGCAATATTTTAATATTAGCAATCTAAACGACGAGGTTAAATATAATTCTAATAATTCAACTAATGCATATATGCCAAATTATAATAAACAATCTTATACTAATAATGATACCACAGAATATACTAATAATACTATAATGCCTAAAAATGGGAACAATCTATTAAATAACAGCAGCTATAATTTAACTCCTGAAGAAAAAAAGAGTGCTGACGAGGCTATCGCTTATTTAAAAAGTATAGAAGACAAGATAAATAACGGCAACATCAATAGCAGCGGTTATAATAAATCTTCTATAGCTGACCCTGTATTACCTACATCTAATACAGGCCCTGGTGGTTTCAAAACGCCTACGCCGCCTACGCCGCCTACGCCAGCTACACCACAGACACCTCCTGTTCCTTTACCATTAACAGTCCCAGAGAAAACTGATAAAACTAACTATATATATAATGCCATTTTTAATATATCTATACTTCTTATAATTGGTATTGCTATTATTTTGTTATGCGACCAAATGGTAGAATTGGCGATACACATTGGTATGAAGCGCGTTGTTAATATTTTAGAGCCATTCCTAAAAAATCAAGTGCCTGCTCAAGAACTAATGCAGCAAGTAAGTCAAAATCAATAGATGCACTTATAACTCTTTTTACCTATAATTTATTTTTTTAATTTGAATTATTATAATAGAAGATATGGAATATATAGTAAAACCAGATAATTGGGTTTTACCAAATCGTATAGGATATAATAAAGATATATATAATACTTTTAATCCTTCTAAATATTTAAATAAACCAGATGCAGCGCCTGCGAAAATAAAACCTGCTTGTAAATGCTCAAGTGAGAGTTGCGATTTAGATGATAACTATATAAAACTTTTGAGGCAGCAGAAAATTGTTAAGGATTATATGCAATATGAAAGTCCTTATAGGGGAATACTTTTATATCACGAGTTAGGCTCTGGAAAATCAATAGCATCTATAGCAGCCGCCGAGGGATATACCAATCTTAAGAAAATAGTAATAATGACACCAGCGTCATTATCTCAAAATTATGAAAACGAATTATTAATAGCCTCAAAAACAGGACGCGACCTCAAAAAGAATTGGACGCAAATCAAAGTAAATAAGAAGTCCCCTGCGATGATGAAAGAATTAACAGACAAATATGCAGTAGCAGATAAGTTTGTTAAAAAGAGCGGGTTAGTTTGGATTCCCCTATACAAGAACGATATTGAGGGCGCAGAGATTATTATAGAGAAGATTCGCTATAATTCAACAGACGCGAAGGATACAAAATATAGAGCAGAAATAGATGTCGCGATTAATCATATAATTAGGAATAGATATACTTTCATAAATTACAATGGACTTACTGATAAAATGATTAAAGAGCTTGGTGCAAAACCATTTGACAACGCCTTTATAATTATTGACGAAATACATAACTTCATAAGCCGAATAGTTAATGGGTCAAGACTCGCCAAATCAATATATATCCATATGATGAATGCAAAAGGTAGCAAATTAATATTACTTTCAGGGACACCTATAATAAATCAGCCCTATGAAATAGCAACATTGATTAATCTTGTTCGCGGGCCAATAAAGGAATATAATATAGATTTATTAAAAAAATCCAAAGTTCCCGATCTAAAGGCGATTATAGAACATTTGCAAGAGAAGAAATTATATTGCTATATAGATACTGTAGATTACAATGATAATATAATGTCTATAACATTAATACCTGAAAACTTTCGGCGAGTTGATGATACAAAAACAAATATTACAAAAGATAATTGGGGAAGCAGCCCCGAAGATTTAATTAAAAATATTGTAGAAGTTTTAAACAAAACTGCTCTTGTTAAATTATCTATTAAAAATAAAGTGGTTAATAACGAGGCGCTGCCAACTAACAAGGAAGTCTTTAATAAATTATTCATAGATGATAGCGGCGGCCGCGACGATAAGAATAAGAAGGTTATTAATGAGGATTTATTCAAAAGAAGAATATTGGGGACAATTAGTTATTATAAAACTACAGGCTCTGAGCTATTCCCTAAAATGCTACCAACAATATCGCGAGAACTCTCTATGACAGATCATCAAATTAAAAAATACTTAGATGTTCGTTTGATTGAAATTAAGATGGACGACCAGAAAAAGGTTTTCAAGAAAGGAAATGCGAATGATGATTTCGGGTCTGTTTACAGGGCTTTTAGTAGAATGGTATGTAATTTTGCATTTCCTGATGAAGTTAATCGCGTATTCCCGCAAGATGTTAGATTGCTTATGAAGAAGGAGTTAAAGGAAGCGATTAATGTAGATAGCGACGATAGCTCGGGTTCTGATAAGGATGCAGCCAAGAAACTAAATAAGGATGTAGCGGCAGCATATAGCGATCAATTAGATGATGCGATGAATAAATTAGTAGATGGCAGCTACTTAGATATTGATATTTTACAAAAAATGTATAGCCCTAAATTTGCACAGATGTATGAAGATGTTAATACATCTCCAGGTAGCGTATTAATATATTCACAGTTTCGTATGATAGAAGGACTTGGTATATTTAAAGAGGTTTTAAATAGACAAGGGTATGCCGAGATAAATATAGTAAATAGCGATGACTTTGGATATATGATAGATGATATGGATATATTTGAAGAAAAATATGATAATAAAAGATATGTCGTCTTTAACTCTGATAGGGTGAAGACTAATATCCTTATGAATATATTTAATGGAAATAGCAAAGCGTTGCCTAAAGTCATACAGGAGCAATTGAAGCATATTAATATAGAGAAGGAGCAATTATATGGAAAGATTGTTAAGGCTATGATGATTACCCAATCGGGTGCTGAAGGTATCTCTTTAAAGAATGTTAGGCGCGTATTAATTACAGAATATTTCTGGAACTCTGTAAGAATAGACCAGGTTATTGGGCGAGCTGTGCGAACTTGCAGCCACAAATCATTGCCAGACGCCGACCAAAATGTCCAGGTATTCACATATTTGATGAACTTTACAAGAAAACAGTTAAATGATAACCCAACATTACGCAGCAAAGACAAAGAGATTACGACAGATAAACATATCTATAATATAGCAAAAAGTAAGGAGGGTCTTATTAATTCATTCTTATTGATGCTTAAAGCAGCGTCATTAGATTGTATAATACAAGCAGATGTTAATAATCCCCTGTCAAATGGATATAAATGCTATAACTGGCCTATTAATGTTAATGATGACGAATTGTCATATACAAATAATATTAATGCTGATAAAAAAATATTACAATATAAAAACAAGCAGCATATAAAGAAAGATAGGGGGCGCGTAGTATTAAAGAGTGGTAAAAAATATGTCATCCTCAATGATAAACTCTATGATTATTACAGTTATGTGAATGCAGGCATACTTTTACCTGCAAATATGTAAAAGTTTTTATAATATAACATATAAATATAAATTATTATATTTAATTAGATATAAATTATTTTTATAAATTTTATGGCGCAAAAATTAAAATGCATATATAGGAAAAAAAAATGTTTCAATATATGTAATAAAACGACTATTAAAAATACATATTACTGTTGTCATCACATACATTCTAAGAAGAAACATTTGTGTAAAATATTTTATAACATATTTGAAGAGAATGCTGAGTTAAAGTCTGATGATATTTACAAAATATATAAATATATATTAGAAAATACACCAGATAATGATGATATATTTATCAATATTTTATTTATTGATTTACTTAGAATGATACCTGTGGATAAATTAAGTAGCATTTATAAAAATTATATTAATAATGATAACATTACTGAACTCAATAATCCTAATACTAATACTAATAACCCAAGAACTATTAAGAGAGTTATTGACGATAATAAAAAAAATCTCTATATGAAAATATATTCATTGAATTACTATACACATTTGTTCAGTAATAAATGTAATATAAATATACTAACAGAATTTCAAAATATAGTTAAATATAAACTACTATGCAATAGCAATGGCGGCGCTGCTGCCAGCGGTGCTGACTATTTAAATGATCAAGATGTATTCACATATGCTAATATTAATGATATACATCCGCGCAAGCTATTTACTATAAAGGATATTAGAGGCATATATGCTTTTGATATAGTGGAACTTGAACATTTTATAAGAAAATGTATAAATGATAATGTAGCACCGTATAATCCTTATACACGCGAAGTATTAAATGAAAAAACTATTTGGAGATTGAATATGAAAATGAAATATAATAATATTACAAAGAAAACTGACAAATGCATATGGACTACAGATATGCACGCATATACTGACTTATCTATAGAGATAGAAAGAAGGGGATTTTATAATAATCCAGAATGGTTTAGAAAGATGTCAAGGAATGATTTCTTAAAATGTATTAAATTATTTAGAGATTTTTCTTGTAATGTTGATGAAAGTAGAAAGTATTTTGTAAATATAGAGAATGCAAATGATACATTCATATATGATTTTTGCAAAGAAAGCATCAAGATGTTCAAAGAATGCAATGATGATTTATACATATTATGTTGCAATTATATGAAATCGCTCGCATTATGTTCCAATGATTTTTATAATAATGTCCCAGACTGGTTATCAACCTACGAGACGACCTCTTACATATCAAGTATATCTAACATATCTAATTTTACCTCTTTCATATCTACGCTTATTAGCAACGACATCAATAACATTAATAATATCAATGATGATGACGGCGATAACCAGAGTAATAACCAAGATAATAGCGTTCCTAATAACAACAACCAAGCAAATATATTAAATACTAATTATGATATGAATATGAATATGAATATGAATATAGAAATGGAATCAATGCCAAGTTTAGTAAGTCCAAGCAATAATTTTTTATTATATTATTATGTAGAATATATGTAAAGTAAATGAATAGTTATAACAATAATTTAATAAAGAATACTCCTGATTTTCTTTATATACCTCCTGAAAAAATTCAATATACAGAGCCAAATAAAAGTTTCTTTGACATATATATTTGTAAATTTAAAACGGCCGTATATGTTTCTGTATTATTTGCTCTTTTTTCATTACCAATCGCTTACAAAATACTTGATATGATAGCTAAATTAATATCAAATAACATTGATCTAATTGATTACGAATGCGAAGAAGCTTTGCCTCTTGGTAGATTATTAATGTCTATTATTGTTGGTATTATTATATTTATAATATAAAAAATATAAAAATAAATATTACATATAAATATTACATATAATTATTACATTACATTACATATTGTTAGATATTGCTTACTTTACATATTATATAGCTTTCTTTACTTCTTTTTGACGACTGCCTTCTTTGCTTTAACTTCAGGAGCTGGTTTAACTGGTTCAGGAACTACGACTTTTACAGGTTCTACTTCTTCCTCCTCATCTTCTTCATCGTCATCCTCGCCTTCTTCATCAACATTTTCAAGCTCGTTATTATCTTCGTCATCTTCTTCATCATCTTCTTCAGTAGGAACAACTTTTGCAACAGGCTTTACAGCGGCTGGCTTTTCTACAAGAGTTTTCTTATCGGGAACTGCGACTGTTGCTACCGCTGCTACCGCTTGTTTTTGCGTAATCTTAGCAATAACTTCGCTGTCAACTGAGATATCATCTTCGTCATCATCTTCGTCATTTACATTAGCAAGATCATCATCACTATCAGCTACAAATGTAATTTTTGAAGTATTAATTTGCTGAAACTTTGCTGATGCAATCTTCCAACTGCATCCAAACATACCAGCAGAAAACCAGATACCACTTAGTTGAATAATGAACTGCGCCTTTCCACCTTTAAGATTTCCCAGAACATCGTGAAAGTTGATTTCATTATTATCCATATCATAACAGTCAAAGTCAAACTTATTCTCAAGAGAATTAAAAGGAATCTTTGCCTTAAATGTAGGCGGATACTTATTAGCATATTCTCCTGTAATCTTATCTTTGTCGTGCTTTACGATAGGAGTAAACATATTAGATACTACATCCTTGTTTCCACCATAATTATTCTTAAACCATACAAGGCGATTAGTGAAGGCATCTTCAATAATCTTTTGCTCCAATTCCTTCATTTTATCGTGAAATTGCTTGATTTTAGGATTCTCATCCATTCCTTTAAACGACACAGTAATATCATATTTACGCTCTTCATCTTTCCTTGCTTCATCCTTATTAATAAACTGCGTATTATCATTAACTCCATACGGAATATTAAGAATTGGCGTTTGAAGATTGACTTTAGCACCTTTATAATTAAGATAAATTGACTTTGCACCGGATTTCATAACCTTGAGTTCCGAATACTTGAGGTTGTCAACATTAAAGTTCTTAGCGAGGAGTACGTTCATTGTTGTATATATTACTTGTTTAATCTTTATATAAAGTAGATAGACCTATCAATTTTTATTTTTATAATAAAGATTTAAATAAAAAATTATATATTTTGGCTTGGTGTTCATATATAGTATTTTTATTGATTTTATTACCTTTATTACCTTTATTACTTGTAATGAATATTACTTAGAATATTAATATTTAATATAATTATGGGATCCCAGAAAACTTTGACTAATGAGAAATATATGTATAGTAATAAAGAATTTCAAATATATAAGACAAAAAAAGGTGTGCGGTTAATAAAAGTTAATAACAATTTTATTAATATCAATAATGTTGCTTCTATTAATAGCCGAATAAGTGATAAAAATCATAATGATATTGTAGCAGAAAATATTAACGAATTAACTAATTTAGATATTAATGATACTCGTGATACTCGCGATAATTGCGATAATTGCGATAATTGCGGTGATAGTATAGACGGTGAAGAATATATTATTATATAACACTGTCTATTTATTCAGTCTGCGACTGCTGCGACTGCGATGGTGTGCATAATACATCCACGCGTTCTACCTTGAAACATAGAATAACTAAGAATAATACAAGAGATTTTGAAAAGTTATTAACATCAATATATTGTAATCCATAATACTCATTATAACAAGCAACTGCTTTATCAATCCCATACCATACAAGCATATTATTCATATCATATAGTGAAATGCTTTCTATACGGTCTTCTGTAAAATTCATTAAATCTTGAATTAATGTTATATTATCTTCATTAAAATTGCTTTCGCAATAGCACATATTATCATATATGCTTTCGCAAATATCATAGAAACTTTCGTGAATATCTTCAACCATTACGCATTCATACATTTTTCAATATTTCAATATATTATATACTATTGAATATTATCAATTTTTATTTAATTCCTTATGTATGCAAAATAAATTGTAATAAATATACTAATAGGATTATAAGTATAATATTGGTATTCGCATCAAAGTTCGCAAGATATGAAGCAATAATCCCTGAAGCGATAATCATTGAACTATCTCCAAGTATTGCAAAATATGATATTTCATCCGCGTAATCCTTAAAAACATCAATAATCTTATTTGAACCTTTTGGTATTTGTCTAATCATTATATAGAATAGTATGTCGTGAATTACTTGCAATACAACCATCAATAATATAAAATTTATTATTGAAAACTCGTCAAATATGTAATAATATATTGCTCTTGCTATGATTACGACTAAAAATATTACAAGAACATCTGCTAAGACTGCTGATAATAAAAACTGTTGATACCACAACTTTAAATTTTTACCTAATATATTTGAATATGACATAATAATACCAATAATATCCACAATAAGAATTGCAGCTATTATTGGTAAATAATCACCTATATTATTGAA